CAGTTGTTGAAGCAATGAAACGTGGTGCGGTTTTACTACTTGACGAAGTTGACCTCGGTTCTTCCAAGATTATGGCTCTCCAGTCAGTTCTTGAGGGCAAGGGTTACTTCATTAAGAAACGCGCTGAATGGATTGAGCCTGCTGATGGGTTCACAATCATCGCTACTGCTAATACGAAAGGTAAGGGTTCAGACGATGGTCGCTTTATCGGTACCAACGTGATGAACGAGGCTTTCCTTGACAGATTCTCTGTTACGATGTATCAGTCTTACCCTACAGAGGCTATTGAGAAAAAGATTCTCACGAAAGCCGCTGAAAGTTTCGGTATTGCTAGTGAATCACTCGGCAAGTTTATCCCTAACTTAACAATGTGGGGTGATATCATCCGTAAGACTTTTGAAGAGGGCGGGGTTGACGAAATTATTTCAACTCGCCGACTTGTTGATATCATCAAATCTTACTCAATCTTCGGTGACCGAGGTAAAGCCATCAAGATGGCCATTGAGCGTTTTGATGACGAAACCCGTGAGTCTTTTATGAGTCTCTACGAAAAGATTGATGCTGGTATAGCCACTGACGCCACGTCAGAAGTTACTGACGAAGTAGCCGATGAGAGCGACTGGGATGATAAAGATTCCGATGCGTAAAATGTTGAATACGCCTTGAAACTAGATAACTCCGTGGGGCAGTTTGAGTCCCCTCATTCAACAGCCTCGACCCCTTCCTCTTTTGGGGGTCGAGGTCTTTTTATAATTATGGGCTTCCTGCCGTGATATCACGGCCGTGATAGTAGCGAAAAAAATATTATGTTGGAGAATTGAATGAGCGATAACGACTTTGAAGTAAAACCTCCTTTCCCGTGGAAATACGGAGAGGGTCAAATTTTAGATACAATAGAATCCCATCTTAAATCGACTTACTCAAGTCATTACACCAATGACAAGGATGACCTCCAGACAATCGATGTATTTGCATATAGAGGAACACTCGCCTCAACCTCTATAGACAACGCCATCAAGTATCTAATGAGATATGGCAAGAAAGATGGCAAGAATGAAAAGGACCTAATCAAGGCAACACACTATCTAATTCTAGCAATGGCGTTTGAGAGAAAACAGGCCGCCAATGCTAAACCGACGGAGTTTGAAAAGACACGCCGCCGACTTGTTGATATAATCAAATCTTAATAGGGGTTGACAAGTATGGTACATTCGCGTATAATTGTCATTAACAATTGAAAATAGGAGTTAGTATATTATGAAATTAAGTGAAAACACGCTTGAAGTATTGAAGAACTTTGCCTCAATCAATCAGTCGATACTCTTTACAGAGGGTAAAGAACTGAACACGGTCTCCGTGCAAAAGAATGTTTTGGCCTCAGCAACGGTGCCAGAAACATTCAAAAGTTCTAATGGTGAAGATTTTGCCATTTATGACCTCAACGAATTTCTGTCGGTTGTGTCATTATTTGACGACCCAGAGATTGAATTCGGTGAGCAATCTGCAACGATTACTTCCGCTAATGGGTCAAACTGTAACTACTGGTTTGCTGATAAGGAAATTATCGTATATCCAACCTCAAAGATTGAGATGCCGTCAAGTGAAGTGAAATTCAGATTGACAGCGGAAACTTTGGATAAACTTCAACGAGCAACTGGTACTCTAGCAGTTCCTGATTTGGTCATCCGAAGAGGTAAGAGTGACCCAAGTAAAGTGATTGCCGAAGTCCTTGATAAAAGGAACGATACTTCAAATACATTTAGTGTTGAAGTGGGCGATTACATTGGTGGTGATTCTGATACCGAATTCAAATTCTTCTTCTTAACTGAACGTATGAAGATGTTACCGGGCGATTACGATGTTGAAATTTCATCCAAGAAGATTTCAAAGTTGACCACTACAGATGGTAAACTAACTTATTGGATTGCTTTAGAACAGGATTCAACTTATGAATAAAGATTTTCTCTGGGTAGAAAAATATCGCCCTAAGAAAATTGACGAATGTATTTTATCAGATTCTCTGAAAGATACATTTCGGGAATTTTTGTTGAATGGGGATATGCCAAATCTCTTGCTGAGTGGTTCAGCAGGAACAGGCAAGACCACTGTCGCCAAAGCCCTATGTGAAGAACTTGGTTATACTACGTTAGTTATTAATGGATCGCTTGATAGAAATATCGACACGTTGCGGAACGATATCTCCACGTTTGCTTCTACTGTCTCCTTTGATGGTGGGAAGAAATGTGTTATATTAGATGAGGCAGATTATCTGAATCCACAATCGTTTCAGCCTGCACTACGTGGCTTCATAGAGCATTTTTCCAAGAATGTAAGATTCATCTTGACTTGTAATTTCAAGGACAAGATTATCGAACCAATCCACTCCCGAACTACATATATTGATTTTAGAATAGGCAACAGAGAATTGCCTGGTCTAATGGGCGATTTTATGAATCGAACAATCAATATACTCGGTGAAGAAGGTGTTACAATCGAAAGTAAGCCAGCCCTGGCTGAATTGATTAAACGCCATTTTCCTGATATGCGTAGAACACTAAATGAACTCCAGAGATATTGTGCAGGTGGCACTGTTGATACTGGTATTCTCGCCCGAGTTGGACAAGCAGACTTAGATAGTTTAATGACGATGTTGAAAGACAAGGATTTCAGCGGTATGAGACAATGGGTTGTTGATAATATCGATACAGACCCGATTGCAATTTATCGTCAAATGTATGATCAGATGCACCAGTATTTACAACCACAAAGTATCCCGCAGGTAGTCTTGCTGATTGCAGATTATCAATACAAACAGGCATTCGTACAGGATGCTGAAATTAATTTAGTCGCTTTCTTGACAGAAGTGATGGTAGAGGTAGAATGGAAATGAGCGAAGTAATGTATATTAGAAATGATATGAAAATAGATAAGTGGATGGATGATAGAGGTATTACTGCTAACGGAACCCTTATGGGTCAGGCAATAAAAACTCTGGAAGAAACCACTGAACTTTTGGATGCCATAAATCATAATGACGATGATGCCCTAGTAGATGCCATCGGAGATATTTACGTGACTCTGAGAGGGGTTTGTAAAGTTAAAGGGATATCATTCGACAAATGTGTTCAAACAGCGTATAATGAGATTAAAGACCGAAGAGGACATTTGTCCGCTGGCGGAACATTTGTGAAGGAGAGTTAGATGAGTAAAAACGTATTCCCAGTAGTAACTGAAAAGAAAGCATTGAAGGTTGCCAACGCCAATAAATTTTGTGTCTTTGTCCACGTAAAGTCAACGTGTCCAGTATGTGACCGTTTTTTACCAAATGTAATGGAACCAATCTCTAAAATGGAGAAGTATAAAGACATTAAATTTTATCAAATCAATGAGCCTCTGACATTTCCAGTAGGTTCCCATCCGGTCACTTACTTCTTTCGAGAAGGTCGGTGTGTCCAGCATCCAGCAGGACAAGCACCCAATTGGGCTGTTGAGTCTTTACTAGATACAATCTTTCTCGGAAAGACCGCTTCATCCCGTTATTCGCCCTCTACTTTAGAAATAAATACAGAAGACACAGAATTTAATCAATACGAAGATGCCTGATTTATTTAAAGAGATTTTACCCGATATCAACTACGGACATAAGAATCTGATCCGTATGGGTGATATGGATGAAGCAGAATATGGAAGAAATTGCTTCATAATTAATCGTGCCTTGAGTATGAATGTTGATACTGTAATGTATGTAAATGAAATGAATGTCCACTATCAGTTGGACCCTTTGCTTCAATATGACTATTTTATAAATAGTTTAAGAAAGAAAAAACGCTGGTCTAAATGGGCCAAGGCTACAGGATCATCAGCAAATTTGGAACTCATTAAAGAGTTTTATAATTATAATGAACAAAGGGCTAGGGAGGTTTTAGACCTTCTCTCCGAATCGGAAATTGAGGATATACGCCTCAGACTCTCAAAGGGCGGAACTGATAATGCAACTACAAGGAAGAAACGATGAAGAAATAGTCGATTGGTCACCCTCAAATATGGTAGAAATTACCTTTGCAGAGGATGATGATTTTTTGAAGATAAAAGAAACTCTTACCCGAATGGGTGTAGCCTCAAACAGAGATAAAATCCTTTATCAATCAACTCATATACTTCATAAACAAGGACAATATTATATTGTCCATTTTAAAGAATTATTTGCCTTAGATGGCAAGCCGACAAACATAACAAATGTCGATATTGAAAGACGAAACGCAATCATTAACTTACTTCAGGAATGGAATTTATTAAAGATTGTACAGAAAGAAAAATTACTGCCAATGGGGAACGTGGGCCAGTTTAAGATTATATCGTTCAAGGAGAAACCCAATTGGCAACTTATCCCTAAGTATAATATAGGGGTGAAATATTAAGGGAGAAACACAAATGGCAGATGATATAGATTCTGAACAAGGTGAAATAGAGCAAGGTGATTTTGATTGGGGATTTTCCTTTTCTGACACTGATGATTCCGATATCACCACAGTTGTTCAACAAACTACACAAGCAGTAGCGGCCGACCTAGGACCGATTACTCAAAAACTAGATGCAATTCTGGCTTTAATTCCAACTGAGGGCGTGACAAACATCGAATCAGCAGATGTGGATTTATCTGGACTTGAAAACAAACTAGACCAAATTATTGCATTAGAAAAAGTTGATGCACTCACGGCAGGTGATATGCCTGACCTGGGTCCTCTTGAAGATAAACTTGATGAAATTCTTGCTAAAGAAACTACAGTCAATGCTCCTGAAGTTAATGTAGACTTGAGTGGTATCACGGATAAACTTGATGTTATTGAAACTCAAGTAAACGAAGTTCGAGACTTAGATTTTAATCAAGACGGAACAGTAGATTTTGGCGATATTAATAATAATCTGGCCGACCTGCTATCACGGCAGGAAGCCCAAGAGGCCGAGCTTGAAGCCAAAAAAGTTGAGTTTGAGGAGTACAAAGCCAAAAAACTTAAAGCATTGGAACAGTTAATTATTCCATTGTTAAAGAATTTGAAAAGTAATCCTTCCAAGGCATACATCCACTGGCCAAATCGTGCAGGAGTATTAGAAGCCCAAATAAGCAAAATTTTGTCTATAACCCGTTAATATACTGAAAAATGTATGAATATAATGCGAAACTGAAAAGGGTAATAGACGGAGATACTATAGATGCTTATATTGATTTGGGATTTAACGTATCTAAATCAATACGTATCAGACTCAAAGGCATAGACACACCAGAATCTCGCACAAGAGACCTTACAGAAAAACGATATGGCCTTGGTGCCAAACATCGAATGATTGAACTCTTGGAATCGAATGGTAACGAGTTTGTGATTCAGTCACACGGAGTTGGAAAGTATGGTAGATGTCTCGGAGAGATTTTTATCCCCGAGATTGGATATAAAGCTGTTGATATGGTAAAAGAATTAACAAGCGATATGATGATTTCTATTAACCAGAGATTGATTCAGGAAGGCCACGCAATACCATATTTCGGTGGTTCCAAAGCAGGAGTTAAAGAGGCACTGATTTCAGCACGGCATTTATCGAAACTTTATGTAGAAAAACACATAAAACCACTTGACTAATCCCTGCTTATGGTGTATAATGTTTAATAAGTAGTTGAAATTGGAAATTATATTATGAAAGACATTGTTGTATTAGATATCGAAACTCTTGGTAATGTCAATAACTCGGTAATTTTGTCTGTTGGAATGGTCGCTTGTGACTCTACCAAAGATTATACGTTTAAAGAATTAATAGAGAATGGCTATTATGCCAAACTTGATGTCAAGGCTCAAGTGGATGCTGGAAGAAAAATTCACAAGGATACCCTTGATTGGTGGGTCACCCAAGATGCCGCGTTGAAACGGCTGAAACCGCTAAAGACGGATTTACACTGGAAAAACCTGCGAGAAGATATGATTCGTTGGTTAACCAAACAAGGTGTAGACATTACAAAGGCCAAATATTATTCTCGAGGTTCCCACTTCGATTTTGGCATTCTCCACGACCTATTCAGAATTACAGAAGGATGTAGTGATACAGACCTCCCTTGGAGATTCTGGAATCTACACGATTCAAAAACAGTTATACTCACTTTATTAGATGTGAGTCACCAACTCGGCGTTGAACCTGAAGGATTTATCCATCACGATTGTCTCCACGATGCCGCGAGAGAATATTTGGCGATGGAGACCGCCGTTTATATATTTCAAGATTCACTTAACAAGGAGAAGTAAATTGAAAAATACTCCGATTGAACAGATGGAAGAGCCAAAGGGATACAATATCTCTTTGTGTTTTGAGTGGATGAATTGGGATTCCTGTCTTACATTTGAAATTGTAACCGATGGTGAAATCAAAGATAAAGTATCAATGGTAAAAGATTTAATAGCATCTTGGGGCGGTGTTGTTGAAATGGAAGATGATGGTACAGTTGTCAATTTGTCTCAATTCAAAACTGCTTACGTAGTGGAATCCAAGAAAAAGTGGGAAGAAATGGAACCAACAAAAAAGCCAACAAACTTGAGAATTGTACATTGAAACTTTTAACAGATTTTGTTAAAATATATGATGAATGTTTAGCACCATCTCTGTGTGATAAGATTATCAACGCCTTTGAGGCAGATGATGAACATCACATAGAATCAAAAATTGGTGCTTTAAACGAACCTATCTTCAGAGAGACCGACGGAAAAGTTAATGTATATCGCCACGCTATTGAAATGAATTGCACAAAACGTGCCACTGAATCCCCTAAATGGGATGGCATAATGCGTTTGTTGAATCACCACGCCTCATCATACTTCCAGAAATATTGTTCTGAGTTGAAAGATGATGGCTTCCCATTTAATATGTACGAAGAAACTCGTCTTGAACAATGGCGAATGCACAGATATAACCCAAATAAACACTACTATAAAGAACACATAGACTCTATTGAGTATTATTCGGCACAGAGAATGTTGGTTATGTTGTATTATCTCAATACTGTAGAAGAAGGGGGTGAGACAAAATTTGCCACTATTGATACTGCCGTAAAACCTGTTAAAGGTAGACTAGCAATCGCTCCAACCTGGTTTGGCTATCCACATTCTGCTGAGATACCAATTACTGAATCAAAGTATATGATAAAAACATTTGTCCACTATCCAAGAGTTTAATATGGCAAATACATACCAATAGTAGTGATGAAAAAGAACAACCACAAACCGCTGGTTGTAATTGACGCAGTTAAATTTGTAAATATTATGGAGAATGTGAATGGCGAAAAAAATATATGAACCCGATACCTCAACCCCACCTGATGCGGACTTGTACAAGTTCGGTACTTTTTTGTTTATGAATGATGTAGATGAGACGACCTGTAAGGAAGCTATTGAGTTTATTCTAAAACAAAATATGGAAAGAAAGAAGAAACCTCATCTCAAGCTTATGATTTGTAGTAATGGTGGTGATGTACCTCAGGCGTTTGCTCTGATTGATATAATGAAATCATCTAAGATTCCTATTCATACTATTGGGTTGGGGGTGATTGCATCGTGTGGTCTAATGATGTTCATTGCGGGAGAACCAGGTCATCGTGTTCTCACACCAAATACCTCTATTCTATCCCACCAGTACAGTTGGATGTCGTGGGGTAAAGAACACGAATTGTTTGCCCAAGTAAAAGAGTTTGAATTATCTACTACAAGAATGATAGAACACTATAAGAAATGCACTGGGTTAGCCGAAGAAAAGATAAGGCAACACTTATTGCCACCAGAAGATGTTTGGTTGTCTGCTAAAGAGGCAAAGAAACTAAACCTCTGTGATAGTGTCAAGAATATTTATTGATAAATAGTATGAAGGAGTACTGTAAAGGTCATAATGTGATTGACAACGATGAGTAAATAGAGTATAATGTATATATTATGATAAATAAAGTATTAGACAACAAAACAGAATTTGAGAGAAAACTCGACAATATCAACCATACGATGGAGTTAATTCGTACAATCGTACCGTTGATAATGGTGGGATTACAGTTGGTCATCCTTTATAAGTTGCTTGATTAATGTGAGATTTTACACCTATATCGGTACCCTTGGAAATAAAATTCTAGTTCGTGGCGTCAACGCTGAAACGGGCAACGATTTTATTAGACGAGAGGACTTTCAACCAACGATTTTCGTTGAGGGCAAGAAGGGGGAAACTCCTTACCGTACCCTAGACGATAGACCAGTTTATAAGATGTCTCCCGGGAACATCAAAGAGACACGAAATTTCATTAAGCAATATCAAGGAGTTGATGGATTCTCAATTCACGGCAATGACAATTTCGCCCTGCAATATACTTGTAAAGAGTGGAAAGGTGATGTCGATTATGACGTATCTAAAATTCGTATCTGGAACCTCGACATTGAGGTAGAAGCAGAACAGGGATTCCCATCGCCAGAACAAGCAACATCCGTTGTTAACGCAATCACGGTATATGACTCTATCGAAGATACCTATTTTACTTGGGGTCTTGATGAGTGGACAAATCACCGTGATGATATTCGATGTGAATATTTCCAGATGGACACTGAAGAGAATTTGCTCAAGCATTTTCTAGACTTGTATCAAAATTCCCCACCCCATATTTTAACAGGATGGAACATCGAGAGTTTCGACATTCCATATTTGATTAATCGTTTGACCCGTCTGTTTGGTCAGAAAGAAACTAAACGGTTATCCCCATTCGGTTGGGTCAAAGAAAGAATTGTAAGAGGTATGTATGGCAAAGAATCTGTTGCTTATGATATTTATGGCGTGTCTACTATGGATTACCTACAACTTTACAAAAAGTTTACATACGCTAATCAAGAATCGTTTCGACTCGACCATATTGCATTTGTCGAATTAGCAGAGAGAAAGATTTCTTATGAAGAAGCAGGCTCCCTATTTAAACTCGCCCGCACAAATCACCAAAAGTTTATTGACTATAACATCAAAGATGTTGAACTAGTCCAAAGAATCGATGATAAGTTAAAACTAATCGATTTAGGTATCACAATGGCATATGATGCCAAGATTAATTTCGTAGACGTATTCGGCACCGTTAAGATGTGGGATGCGATTGTTTACGACCATTTGAGAAAACAGGATATAGTATGTCCGACTAAATCTAACCATTCAAAGAAAGATGCCTTTGCCGGCGCTTATGTTAAAGAACCTATCACTGGCTTCCACGATTGGGTAGTATCGTTTGACTTGAATTCACTATATCCCCATTTGATTATGCAGTACAACATTTCACCAGAGACCATCGCTGGTCATAATTCTGATGTGAGTGTGGACAAGTTATTGAGCAAAGAAGTAGACCTTTCAGATGTTCAGAAGAAAGGATATGCAGTTGCTCCTAACGGAACGATGTATAGAAAAGACAAACGTGGATTTCTACCCGAATTGATGGAGAAGATTTACGCTGACCGAGTAATTTACAAGAAGAAGATGCTTAACGCTCAACAAAGACAAGAAGAGGGCGATGATGTCGGCAACGAGATTTCTAAGTATCTTAACATTCAGATGGCCAAAAAGATTCAGTTGAACTCTGCCTATGGCGCCCTTGGTAATCAATGGTTCAGATACTATGATATACGAAACGCTGAAGCGGTTACCACTGGTGGTCAACTAGCAATCCGTTGGATTGAAACTGCTCTGAATGATTATCTAAACAAATATTTGGAGACCAAGAATTATGATTACGTTGTTGCTATTGATACTGATTCGGTCTATTTACGATTAGGGAAGTTTGTCGATAAGTTCATCAAGTCTGATGATAAGAATAAGATTATTGATACTCTTGACAAAGTGACCAAAGAAGCATTTGAGCCACACATTGCCAAGTCTTACCAAGAACTGGCAGATTATGTTAATGCTACAGAGAACAAGATGTTTATGGGTAGAGAGGTTATTGCCGACAAGGCCGTATGGACCGCCAAGAAACGATATGCCCTAAACGTCCACGATTCTGAGGGTGTACGATATAAGACTCCTAAGATGAAGGTTATGGGTATGGAGATTGTCAAATCGTCAACTCCTGCTAATGTTCGTGGTAAACTCAAAGAAGCAGTTAAGATAATGTTGACAGGAAATGAACGTCAATTACAAGAATTGGTGCATAAATATAAGAAAGAATTTGTTAATCTGGATATACCAGAGATTGCTTTCCCACGAGGGCTAAGTGATTTTACGAAGTATGAACACGCCGACAAGTCGGTGCCTATTCACGCCCGCGCGGCCAAGGTGTATAATGCTTTGTTGAAGAAGCACGGATTAAAGAATGTTGAGAAGATTGGAGATGGCGCGAAGTTGAAATTCGTATATTTGAAAACACCCAATCCATTCAATTCTAATGCAATTGCTTTTCTTGATGGTATGCCACCAGAGTTCGAGGTTGAACGATGGGTTGATTACGATACACAATTTGAGAAAGCGTTTCTCTCTCCATTAGAGGGAGTTCTACAACCAGTTGGTTGGGATTGGGAAGAGAAGAGTACGCTTGAATCATTTTTTGGATAGGAAATAGATATGGCTAATAAAATAGATTTAGATGCAATAGCAAATAATGCCCAAGACGGAGCAAAAACTTTTGATCAGTTCGTAACGAACTTCCAAGAGAACATTGCCGCCGCCCTTCAGCTGGCCAAATATGGAACGATAGAAAGCGATAACGAATATGTCCTTGACGAAGATGGATATATTGTCGGTGATATTTGGACAGAGGCCATTGCCGCTGAAGTAATGTCGTTTAATGGATTCCTGGCAACCACACATCGAATAGATACTCTAATTGCAGGCCGAGAAATATTTGGCAAGCGGTCGGTACCGACTGACCATACTCTAGTCGCTGAGGAATTGGGACATACTACTGCCGAATTTTTAAAGATGTTTCCAAAGTACCCTATTATCTACTTTACACGTTGGGGAAATCTAAGGAAGCCATATGATTTACAAGCATTGATAGATAATCCAGTGATACGATAAAAAAGACTTGACAAGACCAGTAAATAGGTATATAATATGTAACAAAATTGACGATATTATGGAGAAAATGAATGAGTGATTCGATTGTAGCACAAAAAAGATTGATGGAAAAACTGCGAAAGGCAG